GACATGTGGGGTGTCTCCTTTGTTGAAATTGTGTGGGGCTAAATGTTGGCACGCGGTCACGCCCCACCATGACCGCACGCCCTACTATGCGAGGTCAGTGTACGTGATGCCGGGGCAACGTACAGTGAAGGAAACCATGAGCGCATCTGCTGAGGATGCGTCAACGGCTGGGTAATCGATGGACGTGATGTAGCCCGTTGCTGCGGTCTCGATGCTGTTCGCACTTGCGGCGGCGCCCTTCGGCAACCACTTGATTTGCACTGCGCTCTTTGCTGCGAAGGCGGCTTGTGCAACCATGAACGGCTCGGTGGTCAGCACTTCGGTATACAAGATGTTGACGGTGACGTCCACGGGCTCATACTTGCCCAACAGAATGATTGCGCCGGTACCGTCCAAGGTGTAGGTGTCGGAGTTCATCACTGTTGCGGTTGCGGCGTCAACGCTCTGCGTGGCTCCGCTGATGTCAACGTATGAACCTGCGCCGACTTTGATGCTGACCGTTGAGGCGACGCCGTTAACGGCTGCTGTGGTTTGTGCCATGTCTAAGGTCTCCTATTGGTTAATCTCACGGAACACGAGGGTCGCCACGACGGCGTCATAGTTACGGCCCGAAGCCGCTGGGAACTCCAAGACCTGCGCACGGCATCGAAGGTCAATCACTGCCCACGACGGAGCCGACAACGTGCGCACTGCGTCGTGGTACGCACCGAGGTACGACTCGACACTTGGCGCAATGTCGGACAATCCTAAGCCCATCCCCGCGGAGCGTAGCAACGCGAGGTCGGTGATGGTCCACTCTGCCATCATCACATGGCCAGTCCCGCCAAGCGTCTTTGTTTGGACACGTGCGGAACTCATACCAATGGCGCTGATGATACGCATGGGGATGTCCGCAATTTCTGCGGAGTCCTTCAGCGATGAACCGCGGTATACCGTCGTCACTCCGCTGACGGTCATTGCCTCGACCGCGTCAAGGATGCTGTCGAGTTGTGACGTCACGAGTGCCTCACGTACTTTTTAATGATGGTCGTCACGTCGCTCGGGAATCGTCCCGGCGCCATAAGCACGCCGTCTGCGCTGATGATGTTGCGGTCCGTATCCGGGCCACCTTCGCGGCGTCGGTACAGATACGCGCCAAGCATCAAGGTAGCGTTGACGATGTCCGCTGGTGGCGTCGTTGAGTATGCAAAGCGTCCGACCACACTGATGGAATACTCCGGCGAACCGGTGAATGTCCATTCGATGTTTGCGGAGTCTTTAAGCCGGATCGCGTACCATGGCGTAATGTTCTTATCGACCATGACGACATCGGACAACGATACCGCGGTGCCGTTGCCATTGGTGATTGATGTAATGGCGCACAGGTCCGCACCGAGCCACAACGTGCGTCCGTCGTCCTCAAGGTCGCCTAAATAATCATGACGCCGTAGTGGCGTGTAGTACCGCGTGGTATCGGCAGCCGCTTCGAAGAGCCGATGCGTCTGTCGTTCGATTTCGGTCTGCGCACGGCTCACCGCGTTGCCAAGTTGTGTGTCGTCCGTCGTAGCGGTTGCGCCGATGTACGCACGCAAATCCGCAGCGGTTGCGTATGCCACTCTAGACCACCTTTGTCGTGCGCTTCGGTTTCTCGACTGGCGCTTCGTTCTCCAACGCGACGGCTGAACCTTCGGCGATGAGTTGCTTGGCTTCCGCTTCGCTCACTTCGACGATTTCGCCAGCGCTGTACGGTGTGCACGCTTTGGTCTCTGCGTCGCGGAACACGATGCCCGATAACATTTGTATCTTCATAGTGGGGACTCCGTTTATAGGGAGGTGTCAAGGATTCCTTGACACCTCCCTGATTGACTAAGCGTGGACGCCGACCGAGAAGGCTTCGATTTGGGTCACGTCGCCACCGTAGCGCCATGATGCGACGATGTAGGTCAAGCCCTTGCGCACGTCGCGCCATCGCTCAATCTGGACACCGCTCGCACGCTCTACGAATGCGTAGTATGCGTAGTTACCGAAGATGACCGACTTGTTGGTCGTGCCAATTGCGGCAATCTGTGCTGACAACATCACCGGCCAACCTTCGACCGTGCGGTTACCGTTGACGGTGTCCGTGATGCGGTTGTAGTTGGTCAGGTCGAGGGTCTTCAATGCGCCCCAGGTGGAGTTCTGCATAATGAAGCCGGTTTCGCCGTTGGTCAGGTATTCGCCGGCAACGTCGGTGCTGAGCCCGACGATCTGCGCGTTGGTGATTGCCGTTGCGCTGAATGCGAAGGTGTTGGTTACGCGGGTCAACAAGCCGTAGGGCTGTGATGAACCGGTACCGTTGACGATGTAGTTGTTTGCGCTGACTGCCATCGCCCGTGCGATTTCGTTCTGCAGGAATTGCTCAAGGTTCGACGAAGTGTCGGCCATAAGTTCATCCGACAATGCGAACTCGAGGGTGTCTTTGTACAGTTGGATGGTCTTCGAGTTGGCGAGGTTTGGCTCGGATGCCGTTGCGGTCACACCTTCGGCGACAATCCCCGGGGTTGCCTTGACGGACTGCGCAGGCATGATGTGCTTCCACGATTCCGTTTGTACACGGGTGAAGCCGATTTGACCGAGGAACGAAAGTTCGTCACGGCGTGCGGTGATTTCGCGGTTGATGGTCGTTGGGACCGTGAAGCCGCCGTCGTTGTTGGTTGCTTCGGTCAGTGTCTTGAACGCTGCCTTCTTGGCATTGTGCAACGTGTTCATGACGCTGGCGTCTTCATTGCCACGCATGAACGACTTGTAGGCCTGGTGGTACTCGTTGGTTTCGAATGGGCTCACGGTTTCGACGGCTGCAGGTGCGGCCTTCATTGCGGGTGCGGCGTGGATCGTGCCACCGTTCACCGGTTCGCCGGCGAGTTCGTTGATGGCGGCCTTGACTGCGTCTTTGATGTTGTCCATGGTGTGTTCTGTGTCCTCTGTTGGTACTGCGGTTTTGATATCGTCATGACCGGTGTTCGCTGCCGCAGTGCGCACAGTGGTTCCCTTGGTCGAGACTTCGGTTGTGGTGCGGGGCTCCGCTGGGGTTGGCGTCAATGAGATTTCACCGACGACCCAGCGCTTAATTTCGCCATCGACGCGCTCGACGAGGTGAGGCAATGCGCCGGTACTGAGACCAAGCGCGCCCTGCTCGGCGAGTTTCATCACGTCGGCTGCGTATTTGTGCCGGCGGTCAAGTTCAATCTGCACGTCGATACCTTCGTCGGACGGTGTCCATACTTTGACGACGCCGATCTGCGACTTAATGCCACCGAGCGCGTGGTCGTAGTACACCGGCATCCCAACGAAGGGACGCGAGCCGCCGAAGTCCGTGTCTTTGCTGAACCGGTCGCCGGTCAAATCCTCGCCGCCGTACACGACTCCGCGACCCTTGAGGGTGAACGGTGCGACGGCTTTGATTGCGTGTGGTGTTGACTTCATTTGACCCCCAGCAGGCGACGTGCAAAGCGCTTGACCGCTTCTTTGTTTATTGTCGCGGTGTTGTCAAGGGCTTTGTCTTCGTCGTCCATTGCGTGCATCGACGCGACTTCTTCGACCGGCTCTTCGACCATCGCTTCGGCTTCTGCGACGACTTCCTCGGCCACGGCTTCGTCGTCCATCTCTTCGACCATGGCTTCTTCTTCTTCAGGCGCAACGAGGTTGAGCGCTGACTCCGGAATAATCCACAGTTTACAGATGCCTTCTTCTTCGATATCGCCTTCGACGATTTCGCATTTGCCGGCCATGAAGAACACGCAGGATTTGCAGACGATGCCCTCGGCCTTGAATGGATTTGCATCCGCTGGCCCGTAGTGTGCGCCGTTGGCGCCGATGCCCTGATTAAAGACGCCGTATTCGTCAACCAATGCTTCGTACATGTCGTACATGGCCACCTGTCGCTCGGTCAGTGTCACGGACTCGTCGATTGCCTTGGTGGCGCTCTTTGGTTTCATGCCGTCGTAGCCAACGGTCCGCAATGCCTTCATGGTTTCGCGGTTGTGATGCGCGGCCATGCGGAGCGCTTCCATGTCGCTCTCAGAATGCCGACGTGATGCCTTGGTGCTCATAGTTTCTCCATTGCTTGCGCGACGAGCGCGTCGAGACTGCCGTTGCCTTGTATGGTTTGTACCGCATTGGCTGCGGTGTTCCATCTGCCTTTGTGAATGTCCGCCTGCTGATCTCCCACGACGTACGGAGCGTACGACGCCGCACTTGCCAGCACCGCCTCGTCTCCTGTCAGATCGACACGGTACGAACGATTCAGTGCTTCGCTACCCTTGAGCGTCGATCCTGTGCCACGTTTGTACGGTACCGTGATGTTACCGCGGGAATAGTTCGCCATCACAAAGCGCCGTTGCTTCTCTGACTTAAACTTCATCGAGCCCGGTCGTGGTGGCGGTGGCTTGTCTTCGTTCAGTTGACCTTGCACAAGCACTGCATAGCCAAGCGTCACGGTGCGTATGATTTCGCCAATCTGCGCTTCGCCAATGCGGCCGAGGATTTCGACGGTGATGTCGTTCGCCATCAGCGCACCAACCGTAGCGTCGTATCACATCGACAATTGACGTGCGCAGGTGGACCCGCTGCAACCTCAGGCGGCCATTGGTCTTCGGTGAGCCCGTTCAGTTTGACACCATAGACACGACCGGTACAGATGTCGCACACCAATTCGTCGGCGTCGGTATTCCAAACCTTTACCATGTTGACACCGCGTTCCTTGAGATATTCCTGATACGACGATGTTGCCTGCGATGCGGCCCGCGTCGTCTCGGTGATGGATATCATCTTGGCTCGCATCGGGTCACTCAGTGGCGCAACGGCCGCGGCGACGTCCTGTATGGTCATGCCCGGCGTCGTGCGGAACATCTCAATGATTGGCTTGATGCGGTTCGCCGTTGTGTCGTCGATTAACTTGGTTGTCTTCGGGGTGTAATCAAGTAGCCAATCTTGGATATACCGCGACTGATCACCGGTATCCATCGGGATGCTGAACTGCGTACCGAGCCGGTCGATGCGCTTGCCCATCGTCGTGCCCAGTTCCGAATCTAAGACCGGTTTGATGACGTCGCGCAGTGATGTCTCCGGATCGCGCTCGTTGGCGATGTCGCGGGCCCATTGTTCGCCCTTCTTTCTCATCTCTTTGATGATGCGGTTGTAAATGCGCAGTTCGTCGGGTGTCATATCATCGACCGGTGCTTTGACCGCGTGGATGACGTCGTGCACGTCCGCAACGGTCATGCCTTTGTAACAGTGCGCCATCACGGCATCGACGTGGTCAGCGGGTATCAGCGCAGAATCAAACGAGGTTCGTGGGTCTCGTCCGCTCTTAATTCTGCGCTCGATTTTTTTTGACAACAACGACCATTCGTTGGCGAT